ATTATTAATTCTATTATATACATATAAATATAATGGATTTTTTATCTATTAAAAATACATTATATTTATATACATATAAATATTATGGTTTTTTTATAAAAAACCATAATATTTATATACATATAATAAGTTCAATATATATTGAACTTATTTATATACATATAAATATAATGGATTTTTTATCTATTAAAAATACATTATATTTATATATTGGATTTTTTATAGATAAATTTTTAGAATATAAAATATATGTTAATATTAAAATTTTTAAATAAAATAAAATTAATATTAATTTTTTGGTTATGTTATTATTTACAGAATAATTGTCCTGATTTTTTATTAAAATACTTAATAAAAATAATACAACATAATACATTATCAATTAAATTATTCCAATTTATATTATTAAAATTACCAAAAAATAAATTATACAAATATTTAATGAAATTACAAGATAATTGTAAAGAACATTCAATTGATTATACAATTGAATTATTTAATAAAAATAATCAACCAATTAGTGATTTATTTGAAGAATTTGATTATAAACCAATAGCAAGTGCAAGTATTGCTCAAGTATATAGAGCAAAATTAAAAAATAATAAAGAAGTTGCAGTAAAAGTAAAACATCCAAATATTGCAAAATTAATAATTGAAGAATCAAAAGGGGTTACTAAATTTATAAATAAATTAAATAATATATTAAGTTATACAACAAAAAATAAAAAAATACCATTAGATTTTGATAAATTTAAAGAATCAATATTAAGTGAAACTAATTTTATAAATGAATATAATAATTTAAAACAAATATATAATAATAAAAATAAAAATATAATAATACCAGAACCAATAATTGGAACAGAAGATTATATAATAATGAGTTATGAAACTGGACAAAGATTAGAAGAATATGAATTATATAATAATAAAGATATTATGAAAAATAGAATATTAGAATTTATGACATTTTTAATTCAAATTATGATTAAGAATAATTTAATACATGCTGATATACATACTGGTAATTTTAGAATAAAAGAAGATAAAATAATATTATATGATTTTGGAAATATTGTAAATATTGCTGATAGTTTATATAAAACATATATGATTAAATTATGTTTATCAGGAAATTATATAGAATTTGTTGATTTAGTATTATATGAATCAAATTATAGAATATTAAATAAAGAAATATTAGAAGATTTAACTAAAAAAATATTAAAAATTCAAATGAATTCATATAAAAATAATATGATACAGAATTTATTAGATGTAATATTTAATTTTAATATTATAATAAGAACAGATATTTTACAATCATTTAAAGCAATGTCAATGATTAATAATTATATGCATAAATATGAATTAATAAATAAAAATATTAAAAATAAAAAGGAACAAATTAAGGATGAATTAGATAAATATATTGAATATAATATAAAAAATAATAATGAATACATGTTAGACTTTTTTAGACAAGCAAAACAAAATATAATAGATTTTAAAAATAATTTTGATAAATTTAATAAAATATATGATAAATTTAACAAATATAATAAAATTGAAATAGATGCAATAGAATTATATCATCACATAAATTCATATATAGGAATATTAAGTAGATTTGGAACAGAAAGTAATATATTAAATAATAAAATAGAAAAAATATATGAATTATTTAATAATGAAATATTAATTAAACGATATTCAAATATATTAACAAATAAATTAGCAAATAAATCAATATATGAATATAAAATGGAATTTCATAATAATTTATTAGATAATAAATACAATGATTCTTATAATTATATAGATAAATTAATTGATAATATGGAAAATTATTTAAAAATCAATAGCATAAATTAATAAATATATTAAATTTTAATATATTTATTAGAAATTAATATTATATTTAGAATTAAGAATTTTTTTTGCAGATTTAATATACGATTTTACATTTTTATTATTATAAATTTTAACATATTGTTCATATACAATATCAATAAAACAATTTTTGTCAATATTTTTAGAAACTAATGCTTCATTATTAAGAACATAAAAAGTAATAATAATATTTTCAACAAAATCACATACTAATTTATTATCTACTAATAATAATGAATTAAAAAATGAATTATATATATTTGCTACAACTTTACGAGATTCTGAATCTGTAAAATCATACATTGTTACAGTTTTATCATTATATTTCATATTATCTAATTTCTTTTTATTTCGTTCAAAATAATTAATTGTGTCTTCAATTAAATTTATAGACGCATCTTTAATATTCATTCTATTATCATACATATATTTAGCATTAAATTGTCCAATTTTTTCACAAAATTTATCAATTGTAATTTTATTATTATTAAAATCATTTACTAATTCATCATAAAAATTATAAATAGATGACATAATATTTTAGTATATATAAATAAAATAAAAAATAAACTTAATATAAAAATAAAAACTTAATTTCTGAATAATATATATATATGGGTAATTCAAATAGTTCATTAGTCCCAAGTGAATTATGTAATATTAAATTAAATGATTATTTTAATGGATTAATATCAACTAAATTAGCAGATATACAATCAGTTAGTGAGCAAGGTAGAATTAATGTATTTTCTGGAACATGTTCTGTAGATAGTGGTGAGAATCCAATATTTATAAGTTCAACTGAATTATTAAATGATTCAAATGATGTAAAATTTCCATTCAATAGTATATTTTATAGAGTAAAATTAAAAGATATATATAATGCAGTATGTAAATATGATCCTGAAACTGATTGTGAAGTAGATTGTAATGAATTAAGTTTCTTAGGTATGTTCTTAAATTTAACAGTTCCTGCATTAAGATTCCAAATTGATTTTGGTTCAAGATTATTAAATGAAGTTCCAAATTTATATTTATTAAAAGCAAATTTTGAATACTGTAATAGAATAGATAATTCAAATGAATGTCATGAAGAAGACTGTGATGATTGTGATTGTAATGGTTGTTCAACAAATTGGAAACAAGCATTTTATGATGGATGTTCAACAAATAGTACAGGTAATTCATGTAGATGTCCAGAAAGTGATATTACACTTAGTACAAATAATATAAAATATGCATGTAAAGGACTAAATAATAATTTAACAGAAAATAATTGTGGTCAAGATACTTGTGGTGCATGTTCAAAATGTTATAAACAAGTTTCATTATTAAATATTTTAAATAAATGTGAAAGTCTTACTAAAGTTTCTAAATATATGGATAAATTAAAATTATGTAATCCACCAAAAATATCATGTCCAACACAACATTTCTATAATTTTAAGATTCCATTAAGAATTGGTGATTTATTAATAATATATGAAAATTGTAAGAGTAGTAAATTTGAAATTTTATTAGGAAGATGTGCATTTTCTGATTATTTAGGAATAAGAAATAATTTATGTAATCCAGTATATCCACCATGTCCTCCATTAGTTGGAGATTTCCCTGCTCCAACATGTGAGCCTTGTGATCCAACTGGAAATACTATGATATCATGTTCAGTGCAACCACCACCTGAACCACCTGTATTACCATGCGAACAACCACCAACACCACCACCACAACCAACACCACCAGTTTAATTAGAATAAATTTATAATGATAAATTATAAAATATATCTTAATATAAAATGAATATATATTTAAGATTAATTTTAATTTTAGATTTAGAAAGATGTAAAATATAATATAAAATTTTTATAATATTATTGAATATTATAAAAATTAAAATAAATAATTAATAAAATTTATTTTAATATCTTAGATATATAATATAAATGAGTAGAAGAATATACCCATCTTTAGCATACATGTATAATGGAAGAACACCAGTATATCAAGTAAATAAAAAAAAACAAGAACCAGTTCAAATAGTTAGATATCCAAATAATTATCATGTAAGTCATAATGAACATCATCATAATTCAACACATGAATATAATGATTATGTAGAGATAAAGATAATATTTGTATGTATGTTAATATTAGTTAGAAATTTCATGTTAAAGACATCATACAATTTACAAAATAATCGTGATAGATTATTATCAATTATAGGATTAGAAAATATATTAAAAGTAATAGATAATTTTATTTCATCAAGTAATATTAAAAGTTTCTTATTACCAACAGTTGAAAAAATATATTTTGATATATTAACTATCTTATTTGGAACAAGTGATGATCAAAAAGATATATTTATAATTATGACTAGAGAAGTCAATAAATTAAATGATGAATACAAGAAAAATAATTTAATTAGATTCATAGGTTCTATTGAAATGTTAATTAGTATGATTGACAATATTTATTGTTCTACTTAAAATTAAATAAATAAATATTTATTTAATTATTTGAATGAATTTTTTTATAATTGGTAATATTATTTATAAGTTTATTAAAAGAAGAATCCATATTATCTCTTTTAATATCATTAATATATTCTATTATATCTTGTTTATCACTAACTAAATCATTCATAAAATCTAATTTATATTTGTATATTGATTTATTAATTAAATTATTATATAAAATATCTGAATATCTTTTTATAATTTTATCATTATCTAATAATTCAAAAATTATTTTGATTTTGTTTATTATTAATTCATATGAAACACCATATCTATATAACATACCTAAATATGAATTAATATGTAAATATAATTCATTATTATCAATGTCTATTTTATTATATTGTTTCATTTTATTTATTATATTATTAAATTTCTCTAAATTTTCATCATAATCTTTAATTGATATTATTCCTTCTTCAAATAAATCTATAATTTCTTGATTCATATTATTTTTTTTTGTAAATTCTAAATAACGTTGTGTTAAAATATTTGCTTGTATTTTTTTAGATTTTATATTAATATCATTAATATTATATTTATAACCATATTCTTCACTTATTGTAAATATTTTGATTAATTGAATTAAATCTGTTCGTAGATATATTTTATATTTTGATGCGATATCTACAATTTTCATTATAGGTATTCCTTTATAGGATATATCATATAAATTAATTATATCATTTGTTATTTTTTTTATAATTTCTTCATTTTTAATTATATTTTTTGATTCAATTATTATTAAATCTAATAATTCAATATAATTACCTAACATAGTTAATTTTAATAAATATTTTTTAAACAATCGATCTGAAAAATTAATAACATTCCCAAAATCATATATAATTAATTTATTATCTCTTATACTCCAATTTCCATTATGTAAATCAGTATGTAATAAATTATGTATATATGCCATTTCATATATAAATATAAATAATATTAAAACAGTGTTTTGAATATCTGTTTTATTATTTTTTAAATATTCAGAACTTTTTTCACCAGATTCATAACTCATTACAATAAAATCATCATGAGCAAAAAATGGTTCAGGAATAATAATATTAGGATTATCTAATTTATAATATAATGATTTAATATTATTAAATTCATTTATAAAATCAGTCTCAATAATAATAGAATCTTTAAATACATCAAAATCTAATGGTATTGTATAATTTATATTTAATTTATTATATATATAATTTATTGTTTTTATAAAATTATTAATTATTAATGATTCTTTTAATATTAATTCTTTTATATTTGGATGTTTTATTTTTACTGCAACTTCTTTTCCATTTTTTAATATTGCTTTATGAACTTGAGCAATACTTGCACTTGCTATTGGTATTTCATTAAATTCAATAAATAAATCATCAATATTATATCCAAATTTTTTAAATATTTGTTTATTATATTCCATGTCATGTATATCACATTTATCTTGTAGATTTTCAATATATTTTTTTACTTTTAATTCTGGTAATTTTAATGATATATATTGGAATATTTTAACTAATAATACATTTTTTTGAATTAATTTTAATAATATATTATTTATAAAATCTGGACAATAATTATTTGTTATATATGATATTGTAAATAATATTAAAATACATATATTATTTAAAAAATTAAACATATACTATTATAATATTTTTTTTAATAATAAAAAACAATATTATTAATTTATATTTTTATATAAAAATATAAATTAACCTACATTTGGACATTCATTATTTCTTATAGTTTGATATAAATTAAATGTACTTTCATCTAATAAAACTCTATAAACTGGATTTGGACAATTTCTATACATTAAAAGTAAATCTCCAATTCTTATTGGATATTTAAATGCATAGAAATTAGATGTTACGCATGTAAATTTAGGTTTAACTGTTAATGGATTTAAATTATTTCTAATTTCATTTAAATTACTAAAATCAAAAAATTTGTTTGTATCAAATATTAATTTTTCTATTTGTGATGGATTATCTGTTGGATATGGATATCTTTCTTTACATGCTTTTGGACATCCTGAACCAAATACTTCAACATCAAAACATCCAAATGGATTACTAATTCCTGATAAATATAATTTTTCCCATTTTGGCATTCTTTTCTTATTACATTTTTTATCACAATCAGATTCTATTTCACATTGTTTTGATGTTTTATTTATTTTTTGACACCATATATAACTTATATTTTGTAAATATAAATTTGGAATACAATTAAATAATTTACTACCAAAATCTATTTCAAATTTAAGTCCTTCTATTGGTATATTTAGAAAATTTAATAATGGTGTATTATTACATTTTGTTTCACATTCTGCTGTATATTTACATACTGCTGAATATATATTTTTAACTTTTACAATATAAAAAGTTTCAAAAGGTGTAGGACTCGTTCTCATAAATATTGGATTACCATTTTCATCTATTGTAGTATTACCTGCAAAATTATTTGGTCTTCCTAAATCTTGTAAAACTTGTAATTCTGCTCCAGAATTAATAATATATCCATTTATTATATCACATAAATTATTTTGACATACTTTAAATCCATCAAAACTAACTGTATTACCCATTATATAATATAATTAAACAAAATATATTTTTTTAATTATATTTTATAATATTATTTATAAATTCATCTAATTGATTTTTTAAATTAATATATTCATCTAATTCTAATTCTTCATCTAATTTTTGTATTACTTTTATTATATAATTATTTATTTTCTTATAATTTATTTCCCCAATTTTATTTTTAAAATCTATATCATCCATATAATTTCTTATTTTATATATACTATTTTCTAATTCATTTTTTGCTATTATTGTATTCTTTATATTTTCATCAAATTCTTTATTGTTTTCTGCATCCTCTATATATTTATTTAATTTTTCAGTATCTGAATTAATATTTGATATTATTATTTTTTTACTTATATTTGTCGATTCTTCTGTTGCTGAAATTTTTAAAATTCCATTATTATCTATCTCAAATTTTACTATTATTTTAGGTATTCCTCTATTCATTGGTGGTATATCTATTAATTCAAATGTCCCTAATAAATTATTGTATTTTGTTAATTCTCTCTCCCCTTCATATATTTTTATTGTTACTACTCTTTGATTATCTGAATATGTTGTAAATGTTTGTTCTTTTTTACATGGTATTATTGTATTTCTTGGAATAATTTTTGACATTATTCCACCAACTAATTCTATCCCTAATGATAATGGTATAATATCAATTAATACTAATCCATCTAATTTTATATCATTTGCACATAATATTGCACTTTGAATTGATGCTCCATAACTTACTGCTTCATCTGGATTTATATTTTTTTTTGGTTCTTTATTGAAAAAATCAAATAATATACTACTTATTTTTGGTATTCTTGTTGAACCTCCTATTAATATTATATCTAATATTTCATCCTTTGTTGTATTTGAATCTTTTAATACATTTTTTATTGGTTCTAATGTTCTTAAAAAATCCTCTATACATAATTGCTCAAATTTACTCCTTGTTATTTGACATTTAAAGTCTATCCCTTCATATAATGAATCGCAATTTATTGTATAACTTGTTGTTATTGATAATTTCTTCTTCGCATTTTCACATTCTGTTCTTAATTTCCTTAATATTTTTTTATTTGTTATTAATTGTTGTGTATCTATTTGATTATTTTGTCTTTTAAATTCCTTTAAACAATGTATTACTAATTTATTATCAAAATCTTCTCCACCTAAATGTGTATCTCCTGATGTTGCTAATACTTCAAATACTCCATCATTTATATTTAATAAACTTACATCAAATGTCCCTCCTCCTAAATCATATATTAATATTTTTCCATTTATTGTTTTATCTAATCCATATGCTATTGCACTACTTGTTGGCTCATTTATTATTCTTAATACTTCTAATCCTGCTAATTCTCCTGCATATCTTGTTGCTTTCCTTTGTGAATCATTGAAATATGCTGGAACTGTTATTACCGCCTTTTTTATTGGTACGCCTAAATAATTTTGGGCTATTATTTTCATTTTCTTTAATATCATTGCTGATATTTCTTCTGGTGTATATTTTACTTCTTCTTTTCTATATTTAACTTGTATTATTGGTTTGTTATTTTCATTTAATATTTTATATGGTAAATGTTTAATATCTTTTTGTAAATTTATATCATCAAATGTTCTACCAATTATTCTTTTTATATCAAATACTGTATTTTCTGGATTTATATTTACTGTGTTCTTAGCAATATCACCTATTATTATTTCTGTATCTGTAAATGATATATATGATGGTGTAATATTATTTCCTAATTCATTTGGGATTATCTCTACTTTTCCATTTCTATACACAGAAACACAACTATATGTTGTTCCTAAATCTATCCCGATTGATAAATTATTCATACTTCTACTATTTAATTTTATTTATTTATTATACCGCATTATATTTAATTTTACTCTTTTTTAAATTATCTATCTTTTAATAAAAAGATAGATAATTTAAAAAATTGAAAAAGTAAAAC